ACAACATTCATTAGACGGAGTTAGATTCTTTGACAATGCAGATAATGAAAGCAAGACTGTCGATGCAGATGGTAACTATGTATTCCCTGTACGAGCAGTACGGGTTAAAGTTAATTCAGGTACTGGCACCGTTCAGTTGTATCTAAGACAGTTGGTGGTGTAGCATGAGTAAGCTAGGCGGTACTAATGTATCTGAGGATACAGATAAAGATGCCAGTGGTCATCTGCAGAGTGTGGTAGCAGGAACAGGTATAGATAACATAGATAGCTCAGACCCTGTAAACCCTGTAATCAATGCAACACCTGTAGTCACAAGTATCTCAGGAGCTAAGATAACTCAGTCAGGAACTCAGTCAGGAATTGGTACAGCTACCACTAGAGTAGAATGGGATACGGAAGAGTATGACGATGATTCATTCGCTGACTTAGTTAGTGACAATGAAAGGTTTACTATACCTGCAGGAGTCACTAGAGTTAATGTTAGTGCTTATATATCAGGTACAGCTATGACTAGTGGCAATGATATTAGGTTTGCTATACAGAAGTATAACTCCTCTGATGTATTTCAGGAGACATCGTTAAGCGCTAGGTTTGTTACCAATGCGTCTGGACAAGCCAGTGCAGCAGGTGCAGTTTTAGGTATTAACGTAGTAGCAGGAGATTATATAGTTGTAACCGTTAATCACAATGATGCTAGTTGGCAGATTAATGATGCCCATGCAGTTATACAGGATGCATCATAATGGCTATTAAGATAAACTATAAAGGTACTAGCTGTAGAGGAACTACCTTCATTTACATCTGCCCAGTATGTAAGCATGAGCAAGAAGTAGCACACCCTGCAGCAGAAGACCCTACAGTTCATTGTGATAAGTGTGGGCACTGTATGAATAAGAAACCTATGTGCCCTGCACTAGATGCAGACCACCATGATAGCATGCTGAGCCACAATATAGGATGGGAACAGTAATGGGTAGACGTAGCAAGAACGCAGCAGAGGAGCGTCTTCAGGATGCTCTCAATGAACACTTACCTGAGCCAGAAGAGGGGAAGATTGTAGCAGCTGAACCAGAGCAAACATACGACATTCCGACAGTAGATAAACTATCCCTGCGCCCCAAGGTAGGGGATGCTCTGCCAATTGACCAGACGCTAGTGGGCTGTACTAAAGCCTTGTTCTATGAGAACAGGCATAACACTACAGTGAAAACAACAGCACCATATTGTCTCAAGCCTAATGACTATGACTACAGAGGTGTGTTATACAAATCAATGTACTTAATCTATATGTCCTGTGACAGTGAGTATGAAGCAGCAATTAAATTGTTGGGGAACTATCAGCATTGGACTAAGCTTAAAAGGTGCACATGGTTCATGCCTTATGTCGAAGAGTGGAACGCAGAGCTTACGCTCCGTGAGTCAGCTTTGGCTAAGAGTAAACTAGTTGCATTGACAGAGGCAGGCAATGTTACTGCTGCACGTACACTTCTTAACACTAAGAAGATTGCAGGTGTAGGCAAGCCTCCTAAAAAAGGCGCACGTAAAAGTGACATCATCCCCGGTGACTTAGAGGAGATGCTAGAGAGAACTGATTTCATGGATAGTAAACCAAATTAGGAACTAGAATGGACATTTTATATGCCGTAGTTGGAGGCCAAATAGCAATCGTAGGGTTATTGTTTAGATGGCTGCAAGTACAAATTAGAGATAATAAGTTAAGGCAGGATAGTATGATGGCAGATAGTTACACTAAAGAAGAGACTAATGATAGGATTGATTTAAAACTAAAGCCAATTGAAGTTGGCATTGACCATGTACAGAAAGAGTTAAAAGAAGTTAAGCATATGATAGGCAGATTGCTAGATGAGAAAAACAAAGGTTAAACCTAAGACTCCACATGTATCCTTAGCAGAGACTAAGTTGGAGCAGCTGCGTGAGCGCTGTACCAATTCTCTATTTAAGTTTGCATGTGCTGTTGAACCTCATCGAGAATATGGGGATTGTCACAGAGACTTATTCGACTTCTGGCAGCAGTCAGAAATAAACGAGATAGATAATACTTTGTCACTACTACCCCGTGACCATCAAAAGTCTCATGCATTAGCTGTAAGGTGTGCATGGGAAATCTATCGTAACCCGGCCATAACTATCATCTACGTATCTGCTACATCCGGCCTTGCAGAACGTCAGCTAGTTGATATACAAAACATACTTGAGTCCCGTTACTTCAGACAGTTATGTCCTGACATGATTCATACGGATAAAGGTAAACGGAGTATGTGGAATACCACAGGCATTTCAGTCGACCATCCTGACAGGGAGAAGGAAGGGGTACGTGACCCGACTGTTGCAACTGCAGGATTAACTACCAACACTACTGGATGGCATTGTGAATTTTTGGCAAAGGATGATGTAGTTATTCCAGAGAATGCTTACACCATTGAAGCCCGTAAAAAGGTGGAGGCTAACTGTTCTCAGCTTGCCTCAGTGCTTACAACTGGTGGTACAGAATGTGCAGTGGGAACAAGGTATCATCCTAAAGACCATTACGCTACATTGAAAAGTATGGTAGAATCAGTACATGACGAAGAGACTGGTGAAGTTTTAGATGAGCGTGCAGTGTATGCAGTTCATGAACGTCAAGTAGAAGTTAGTGGTGTGTTCTTATGGCCGCGCAGAGCGAGAGCTAGTGACGGTAAGATGTATGGTTTCAACTGGGCAGAGTTAGCCCGTAAGAAAGCCAAGTACAAAGACAGACTTCAATACTTCGCACAGTACTACAACAACCCGAATGACTTGGAAGACCGCAATATTGAACGTGGTAACTTTCAGTATTATAAACGTGAACACATTTACATGTACCAAGGGAACTGGTTCTATGGTAAACATGGCAAGGGATATGATGGACATGATGGACGTAGGTTGAATGTTTATGCTGCAATGGATTTTGCATTCAGTAAAAGCAAGAAAGCCGATTACACTTGTATAGTGGTATTCGGAATAGACTATGAGTTCAAGGTATATGTGCTTGACATTGTTAGGTTCAAGACCAACAAGACATCAGTATATTTTAGTAACTTTAAGGACATGCTCATCAAGTGGGAGTTCACAAGACTCCGCGCAGAAGTAACTGCAGCACAAGATGTAATAGTACAGTCCCTGAAGGACAGTGTGTCCACTGAAGGCATGCATTGTAAAATTGAAAAGCATCGTCCTAACAAGTATGATGGTGCCAAAGAAGAACGTATGGAAGCAGCCTTGCTGCCCAAGTATGAAGAGGGTAGCATACTCCACTACAAAGGTGGCCTATGTACATACCTCGAAGAAGAAATCTTATTAGATAATCCAGAGCATGATGATATAAAGAATACTCTTGCTGATGGACTAAGTTCAGAATATGTTAAGAAGCCTCGTAGACCTTCCAGAGCAGAGGAAGAGAACCACAGGTTCGGACAGAAAGAACAATACCACAGTCGCTTTGGAGGCGTAAGATGACAACCAATGTACACGCAATGATAGCTGCACTAACTCCCGACAACATGGCAACGGAGATTAATACCCTGTACGCTAAGTACAAGGATGCCCGTGCTTCTTGGGAAGCTGAGATGTTAGAGATACGTGACTACAAGTATGCAACATCCACCAACACCACAGGGGTTAAGGATGCAGGGTTTAATAACTCTACCACCATACCCAAGCTGTCACAGATAGCTATGAACTTACAGGCAAACTACTCAGCACACTTGTTCAGCAATCCTAAGTGGGCACAGTTTGAAGCCTTCGATGATGCTGCCGCAAACATTGAATCCCGAAGGATAGTTGAGGCATACGTTAGAACTAAGCTTCATCGTAAAGATTATGAGGGAGTGTTCAATAAACTTCTCATTGATTGGATTGATACAGGAGTATGCTTTGCACAGCAACGGTATATAACTGAAACGTATGAAGACACTAATGGTCATACTAAAATGTTATATCAAGGTTGTGTCCTTGAGCGCATTAGTCCTGAGGACATTGTGTTTGATGTAACAGCTACCACGTTTGCCAAGGCTGCTAAGGTAGTTAGGAAAACTTATTCACTAGGTGACATCAGAGCAGAGATAGATGAGAATCCTGATACACCATTCACTCATGCATTACTTGAAGACATGCGTGTCACTAGACAGAATGTTCGCAGTGCAGGCAGACTAGGGTCATCCCGTGGCATTGATTGGAAGCAGCAGACTCTTAGCCGTGCAGGCTTAGGGTCACTGATGGAATACATGAATGGTGACATCGTTGAAGTGCTTGAGTTCTATGGTGACTTCTATTCCATGGAGACAGGGGAGTTCCTTAAGAACCACAAGATTATAGTAGCAGATAAACGTAAGGTTATATTTGCTAAGCCTATCCGTTCCCGTAATGGTAGTCAGCGTATCTACATGTCAGGATGGGAAGACAGACCTGATAGCTTGATGGCTATATCACCACTGGCAAGACTAGTTGGCATGCAGTATAAACTGGACAAGTTGGAGAACCAACGTGCTGATGCATTCGATAGAATCATCCATCCAATTACAGTTGAACGAGGGGATGTAGAGTTCCACGGAACGCGTGGTGCACCCGGAGGTAGGTACATAACAGATGAAGAAGGTGACGTAAGAGAAATGCGTCCTGACACAACTGTATTGAATGCAGACTTTCAAATGCAGAATAGTATGGCTATAATGGAAGAGATGGCAGGTAGCCCTCGTAACAGTTCTGGTGTTAAGACACCGGGAGAGAAGACTAAGTTTGAAGTGCAGTTCCTTGAGAACGGTGCTAACAGAATCTTCAGAACTAAGACCAGTAAGTTTGAAAAAGAAATGATTGAACCTGTAATGAATGACATGGTTGAAATTGGCATGGATAACATGGGTGAAACAGACTTAGTATCCACTGAGGGTACGGAGTTTAAGACTCAGGAGTTCTTATCAGTAAGCAAGTCCGACTTAAACATTAGTGGTAAGTTACGTGCCCGTGGTAGTCGTATGTTTGCAGAGAAAGCTAATGCATTGCAGAACTTGTTAGGTGTGTTTAACACCCCTGCATTCCAGTTGCTTGCACCACATATTTCTCGTAAGAAGTTAAGTGACGCAGTTGAATACTTAGCTGACCTAGAAGAGTTAGACTTATTCACACCAAACATCGGTGTACAAGAAGACGCTGAGACACAGCAGATGGCGAACCAGACTCAACAGAGTACTGGTGAAATTGATGCGGTCAATGCAGATGAACCTATCTTAGACGATGAGGATATTGAATAGGTGGAAACTCTAAAGATAATTACTAGCCTAGAAAAGATACAGAAATTAACCATTGAAGAAAAGCGTAGCACAGCAGCTGCGTTTAACAATGCAGAAGGTGTCATAGGATGCCTTACTGACTACTTAGAATATGAGCTGCATCAATTAGATAAGGCTCTTGCAAACCCTGAGAAACTTTATAAAGACAGTAACTCAGATACATACGTAGCATTTAAGCTAGCAGAGCGTGCACGTATAACTAAACTTCTAGTCTTGTTAACCAACAAGATAGAAATACTTGACGACGACCAGTCGAAGGATGTATAATGCCTAATAGTTTATTTAGTAATAACGAAGATGATTCTAATAACCAAAACGAATTAAGCGATGAAGATAGCCTGAAGCTCCTAGTGGGCGAAGGTAAGAAGTACCTAACAGTAGAAGCTATGGCTAAGGGTATGGTTCACAGCCAATCTTATATTACTAAACTTGAAAGCGAGGCTACCACCTTGCGAGAAGATGCACAAAAGCAGACAAGTATTGATGAGATACTAGCAGCGATTAATGCAGACAAAGGAAATAACCAACAATCAGAGTTACAAGAACCGTCCGACCAGACAGTTGTTAAGCCTGACACTGTGGATATTGCCACACAGATAAAGAATGCTTTAGCAGAACAAGCACAGACTAACTCAGCTCAGACCAATACACAGCAGGTCACTAGCAGCTTGAGTAAGGCATTGGGTGCAAGAGCTGCGGAAGTATATAGCCAAGTAGGCAAAGAATTAGGTGTTGACTTAGATGAGTTGTCTAAGACATCTCCTGAAGCTGTAATAAAATTATGTACTGGACAACAGCCCGTAGTTAATCAGCAGCAGGGTGACCTAAATCAGTCACAGCATAACCATACATTAACTCAGCCATCCGTAACATCGGAGCTGACTTACGAAGGTATTCAAGAGTTGAGTGCTAAGGGTGGTATGTCCCGTGAACAAAAATTTAAGTTGGAGATGGAGAACGCCCTCGCGTTGGGTGACAAGTTCTTCGACAAGAAATAGGATTAAATTATGTCTGGTAATAACACACAGAACAGCCAAGCTATTATACGTAGCGAGGTATGGCAGGTTCAGCTAGAAGAAATTCTACATGAGAACCTGATGGGCGTACCGTTTGTACGTCAATTAGATTTCCCTGATGGCACACAGTTTACTATGCCTTCAATTGGTACACCTTTAGTGCGTGACCTTCCTGAAGGAACAGAGCTTACGTTTGATGCATTAGATACTGGTGAAGTATCAATCACAATGAATGCTCCCATCGTAGCAGCCAACAGCTTGAGCCAAGTCTTAATGGAAGATGCCTTATGGGCAGCAGAAGCTGTAGCTTCACTACCTGTTGAGCAAGCACAAGCAATCATGGAACGATTTGAAACTGATACATTAGCATTAGCTATGACTCAATCAGGTGGTGTTGATAATGCTAACTTGATTAATGGTGTAGCGCATCGTAAGATTGCGACTGGTACTAACGAAGTTATGGCAGTAGCTGACTTTGCATTTGCAGGTTATAGCTTACAGAAAGCTAAGGTTCCACGTAAAAACTTAATTGCTATCGTTGACCCATCAGTAGGCTTTGCATTAGAAACACAAACTAACCTAGTCAATGTAAGTAACAACCCACGTTGGGAAGGTATTATTGAGACTGGTATCACTGACAACTTCCATTTCGTTCGTAACGTATATGGCTTCGATGTATTCGAAAGCAACATGTTACCTACAATGAATGAAACCATCGGTGGTTTAACTACAGCAGCAGGTAAAGCAAATATCTTTACTTCACTTGCCCGTCCTAACATTGCACCATTCGTGCTTGCTTGGAGACGTAAACCAATCTTGGTTGCTGAGTGGAACAACAAGAAGAAACAGACCGAAGTTGATACCACAGCCCGTTGGGGTTCAGGTTTAACTCGCGAAGAGAATATTGTAGTTATCGCGGCAGATACAGACCAAGTTTAGGAGATAGATTATGACTCGTATTAAATTAGCAGGTGGTACTGGCGGCACTAGTCATGCAGCAACGCATTACAACGCCCGTGAAATAGAAGATGTTCTGCCTAGTAAATACGCAGGTTCCAATGGTCAGAATGTACTGAACTACACGTTTAGTTATGATGACTTACCAACTGAAGGTTTAGACCAAGCTATCTTACGCCTTCCTGCGAATGCTCGTATTGCAAGAGCAACACTTCGTGTTATCACAGGCTTTGCAGGTGGTACTTCTTACAACTTTGGTTTGTATGAAGAAGACGGTACAGTAATTGATGCCGATGGTATTGATGCTGCAGTAGCAACTGCTGCTATTAACGTAGCAGGTGATGTTGTTAACTGTGACGGTGCACTAGTTGGTTTACTTGTAGGTATTGGCGTTGAACGTGGCTCACTTCGTGTTGCTGCAACTGGTACATTCACTGCAGGCAAAGCACAACTTGAAATTGTGTATGAAGAGTTTTTAGACCGCGCTTAGACTTTTAGTTTAACGTAAGGTTAAGTTTAAATAGGGAGCCTTTTGGTTCCCTTTTTTATTTGTAAGGATAAATATTATGACTCTACATAACGCCCTAACTGGGGTGGAGTTACATGAAACAAAAGGTGCAGCTGCAGCAACTAAAGGTCACGTACTACGGGCTACGGGAGCTGCTACTGCAGTGTATGCGGCACTACTAGGTAATGTAGTATTCGTGAATGTATTATCAGATTTACCTACAGCAGCAGCAGGTAAGATTACACTAGCTGCCAACACGACTTACATATTCGGTGCCAATGTAAATATAGGTACAGACTTCCTGCAATACAGCGCAGGGTCAGGTGTACAAAGCTCCTCTGCATTTGGCGCTACCATTACTTACACAGGTACTAACCCGATGCATCAAGGTGCAGATGGTAACGTAACTATTCAAGATATTACATTCAATTGTGCTAACGCAGACTTATATAGCTTTGCAGACACTGGGGGTGGTGGTAACAGCATCATACTAATATCTGATGTGCTAGTAATAGCATGCCTAGCAGTTGGTACAATTGATGATGTCAATACCTTCGTGTACGATGGTAGTACCGTATTAAGCTGTACTGATGGTTTAATATTCTTAGGAGATTCACACATAGGTACTAGACTTGTATCCTTGAATTTTCTTAGTACAAGTACAACTTATGTCGGTATTGATTTTACTGGCGCGACAATGAAAACAGTTAACATTGATGGTGTAATCTTAGCAGGAGGCACAGGTAGTATTGGTATTAAAGGTGATGCAGCTAATGCTAATATAACTACTAACTTTATTGCTAATGTAACTAACGTGCAGTTTGCAGGTGTAACTACGGCATTGTCAGGAATAACAATTGATGACTTCCGTTGGAACTTTCAAGGTAATGGTGCGGTAGCGGATACTATGCCAGATGCGTTAGTGTCTATGGTAAATAATGCAACAGCTACTACATTATCCGTAGGAGTGCCTACCCTAGTAGCAGGTACATGGACGTTAGTACGTTCATCACAATTCACTACTACCACAGGAGGACGGGCTACATACAATGGAGAACGTGACTTAGTAACTCCTATAGATGTGTCCGTAGTAGTTGACCCTGCATCTGGTACTAATAAATCTATCAGAGCCTATGTAGCTGTTAATGGCACAGAGGTAGCTAACAGCGGTATTGCTGTCAACATTAGCTCAGGTGACCCTAAACAAATATCAGTACCATGGCAAGCTAATCTTAGCACAGGTGACTTTGTGGAAGTGTTCATCGAGAATGAAACGGACAGTGTAAATGCTACGGTAATTGACGCAACAGTAAGGGTGAGATAGCATGGCAAGACAAAAGTCGGTAGACACAAAGATACAAGTCACCCGTGGCTTTGTCACAGAGTTCACCCCTGTAGGCTTTCCTCAGGAAGCAGCTATTGATATTGACAACTGCATCATTGATACTGATGGCAGTGTTAGACGTAGACCGGGAGTAAGCTTAGAGCAATCATTCGTACTCAATTCAATTAATGGAGGAGTGTTAGCCAAAGGTGACCTAGAGACTCAAGCATTCAGCACACACTTGTGGGAGTTTGTAGCTAACTCTGGTAGTTTGAATATCATAGTACAGCAGGTAGGTACTGTTCTTCAGTTCTATGCACAGATAGGAGCTGTATCATCTCAACTCTTAGGACAGGTGGATGTAATAAGCAACGCAGTAAACCCTGCAGATGCACCGCTGTTTGACTTTGAAATGACATCAGGGCTTGGTGCACTGTTCGTAGTTAGTGAGCATATAGAGCCACTTAAGATTACATATAACGGCACTACTTTTAATGTTGAAGAGATTACTATACAGCAAAGGGATTTTGATGGGCTAACAGATAACCTTGCAATTGATGAGCGTCCTGAAATACTTACTAGGCAGCATTACTACAACCTACTTAATCAGGGGTGGACAGATGTTAATCTAAACACCTTTGCAGGACTGCCTACAAATACTGATATATGTGCAGGTACAGGAGGGGTAGGACTAAACGCCATAACTGACTGGCCTAGTAACTCTGACATTATGACAGTGGGCATAGTAGTTAACTCTGGTGGGGATTTAGAGTTTGATGCCTCCTTTGTAAGGGAGAGTCATCTAGGTAATACCCCCGCGCCTAAGGGACACTTTATACTGAACTCGTTCTTTAAAGAATACGACACAGTATCAGACTGCTCTGGTATGGGTAGTGAGGTAACTCCCAATAGACCACAAGCTATAGTGTTCCATCAAGGCAGAGTTTTCTATTCTTCCCCTGTGGTACAGAACAGAGGTAATGGTATATTCTACTCTCAGAACTTACTGAGTGACGATAGTGCTGCTAAATGCTTTCAAGAAGCCGACCCTACAGCTGATGAGATTAATGACCTTATAGCCACCGATGGGGGCTTCCTACCTATACCGGGAGTAGGACAGATAATACACATGGAGGAGTTTACCAACGGCATAGCAGTACTAGCCTCTAATGGTGTATGGTATTTAACAGGTGCAGGAGATGGTGAAGGTGTTACAGCTACTAGCCTACGTCTAGTTAAGATGCATTCAACAGGGGTGTTAGGAGCAGGCAATGTAGTGCAGGCAGAGGGTAGTTTGTTCTACTTCGGTGTTGAAGGTATCATGCAAATATCTTTGAATGAATTAGGTAGCCCTACGGTTACCAATATAACACAGGAAAGTATACAGCAGTTCTATATTAACATATCTGCAACAGCACGTAAGAATGCCTCGGCTGTGTACATACCAGAGCAGAGGAAGATTTTTTGGGCTTATCGAGACACTGCAGCTGATGTTACACAAGAGCTTCAGAATGCTAATAAGTTTCTTATACTAGATTTAGATGTTAAGGGGTTTTATAAGTACACCATAGGTGAGGATTCAGCCAACAACTTCCCTGAGATTATGGGACTTAGTTTAGTTAGCCCAATAGCTGCAGGCACTGTATCCACAGAGGTTGTTACAGAAGCAGACTTAGTACCTGTGACATTAACTGATGGTAGCACGCTGTCGCAAGACATTGAAGCAGATGGCGCACAGATTAGTACTATGAAGATTGCTACAGCTGTGTACGACAATGCAGCTGCAGGGTATAAGTTATCATTCGCTGCTATCATAGATAGAGGCTTTGTGGATTGGAGAGACTACTCATCTGATGGACTAGGCTTACCTATGGAATCATTCGTTGAGTTTGCAGAGTTTAATTTAGGTGCCATTCATACGAGAGGTAAACCTACATTTGTACATAGCTACTTTAGCAAGGCTAGTAAGAACCTTAATCCCGGTGGGTACTATGAGTTACCACCTAAGTTCTATGCAACTACAGGCATTAGAATTACACAGTCAGTAGTAGAAGTATTAAGCAAGGCTCTGTCTGAGCTTAGAGTTACACAATCGGTAATCGAAGTATTATCTAAGGTATAAAATTATGGCGTTACAATTTATAGATGGGTTCGACCACTACTACTTAACTAATGATGTAGGATTCACAGGTGGGGCTGCTGCCACAGGGCAGAAGTGGGACACCGTTAGTGGGGGCGCTATGCATCCTAAGTTTAGCACAGGCAGGTTTGGCTCTGGTACGCTAAGCATGGCTATGGAGCTTAAAGCTACATTAGGCCAGTCATACGTACAGAAGTTACTCACAACTGAACGAGATGAGATGATAGTAGGACTTGCCTACCTACCTAAGACAGGTCGTGCAGATTTAACCCGTGTACACTTTCGTTTAGATGATGGCAACAATGTTAAGATGGAACTTAACATGGCTACTAACATTGTAAAGGTAGTGGTTAATGATGTTACCACGGTAGCCACCTCTGCAGTAGTACTAGTGGCAGGCTCATGGCAGTACATGGAGTTTAGAGTTAAGATACATTCCACTCTAGGTGAAGTAGAAGTACGTAGAGGCGAGACTGTTATTATCAGTGCTACTGGCTTAAATACAGGCACTACAGGGGTGCTAGTATCTAGTCTGCGAGTAGAGTGTAACAACAACGCACAGGGTGACTTGATGGATGACCTGTACTTATTAGATACTACAGGTGCTATTAACAATGGTTTCTTAGGGGAAGTACGGGTAGACTTACTAGCACCTAAAGGTGCAGGTAACAATACAGACTTCACATTCTTTACAGACGGGTGTATAC